AGCATCCCAAACGATAGGTTCTTGAAAACAGATTTGATTTCGCCTATGATGAAGCCTGATTCACGTGGAACTATTTTTCTAGAATCTAAAAAGGACATGAAAGCACGCGGACTTGCGTCGCCAGATGCGGCGGATGCGATCTGCGTGACTTTTGCTTTCCCTGTAGCTCACAGGGAGTATACTGAACCCAAACGCCGCGTAGTCTCGGACCGTGGCATGGTGTCAACTGGTTGGATGGGATCATGAAACCTGGACTGTACGCTAACATTCACAAAAAGCAAGAGCGCATCAAGGCTGAAAAAGCTGCTGGCAAGCCAGTAGAGAAGATGCGCGCGCCAGGTTCTAAAGGCGCTCCAACTGCCAAAGATTTTAAAGACTCTGCCAAAACTGCGAAGAAGAAGTAACATGCCACTCAAAAAATCCACAAGCAAAGAAGCGTTTAAATCAAACGTCAAAGCTGAAATCAAAGCCGGCAAACCTGTTAAGCAAAGCGTGGCGATCGCATACAGCGAAAAGCGTGCGGCCGAAAAGAAGAAAAAATGAAAGCGCTACAAAACTGCCTGATTATTGAGCCGTACTATGAGAAGCACGAATTGTTCGTGCTACCTCATACTGAAAAGCCAGAGACAGGCATTGTGGTTGCGGTGGGGCCTGACTGCAAAGAAATAAAAGTGGGCGATCACGTATACTACGGCGTGGGCCAAGAGTTTTCATACGGCAAAGAGTTTGTTGTCATGCGCGAGCCCCACGTATTAGGAGTCATGAATGGCTGATCCAACCGGCATGGTCGCCGCAGCAAACGTAGCTGCCGGCGGCAAACCTGCAAAATCTGACTCAGATATTCTGACTGTCGCCCGCGCGCGACTGGACATGGCGGTGTCTGCGCTGATGGAGTCACGCGAAGATGAAATCGACGACCTGCGCTTTTATGCTGGCTCGCCTGACAACTCATGGCAGTGGCCATCCGATGTGCTGGCAACTCGCGGCGCGGTGCAGGGCCAAACGATCAACGCGCGGCCCACGCTGACGATCAACAAGCTGCCACAGCACGTGCGTCAAGTGACGAACGACCAGCGTCAGAATCGCCCAGGCGCCAAGGTCATCCCAGTCGATGACAACGCCGACGTGGAAGTCGCAGAGATTTTCAACGGCATGATTCGCCACATTGAGTACATCTCTGACGCTGATGTCGCATACGATACAGCGTGCGAGAATCAAGTGGCTTACGGGGAGGGCTACATCCGCCTTCTGACCGAGTATTGCGACGACAAGACGTTCGATCAAGACATTAAAATCGGTCGTATCCGCAATTCGTTCTCGGTTTACATGGACCCGCTGATCCAAGACCCGACTGGCGCGGATGCTAAGTATTGTTTCATCACGGAAGACGTGACTAAGGCCGAATACGAGCGCATGTACCCCGATGCGTCGCCCGTTTCGACCTTGCAGTCGCTTGGCGTGGGCGATCAATCGATCAGCAACTGGCTGAACGAGGACACGATCCGCATCGCTGATTACTATTACATCGACTACGACAAAACCACGTTGAATTTGTACCCTGGCAACGCTACAGCGTTCGAGGGCACACCCGAAGACAAGGAATTGCGTGCTATTTACGGCAAACCGAAGCGCAACCGCGTGTCGGAACGCCCTAAAGTCAAGTATTGCAAGATCAACGGGTACGAAATCCTTGAAGAACGCGAGTGGGCGGGCAAGTGGATTCCTGTGATTCGCATTGTGGGCAACGAATTTGAGGTTGACGGTCGTTTGTACGTAAGTGGACTTGTCAGAAATGCCAAAGATGCCCAACGGATGTACAACTACTGGGTGTCACAAGAGGCAGAAATGCTGGCTTTGGCGCCAAAAGCGCCATTTATTGGCTACGGCGGTCAGTTTGAAGGCTACGAGGACAAGTGGAAGACCGCTAACACCAACAATTGGCCGTATCTGGAGGTCAATCCGGACGTTACAGACGGCCAAGGCACTATGTTGCCACTACCCCAGCGGGCACAGCCTCCGATGGCTTCTAGCGGCCTTTTGCAAGCCAAGGCAGGCGCTGCTGAGGACATTAAGGCAACGACCGGCCAGTACAACGCCAGTTTGGGCATGGGCTCAAACGAACGCAGCGGCAAAGCCATTTTGGCTCGCCAACGTGAGGGTGATGTTGGTACATACCACTACGGTGACAACTTGGCTCGCGGCGTGCGTCACATTGCGCGTCAGTTGATCGACCTGATCCCCAAGATTTACGACACACAGCGCATCGCACGCGTCATTGGTGAAGATGGCGACACAAAAATGGCCAAGATCAACCCTGACCAGCCGATGCCAGTCAATAAGATCATGGATGAAAACGGCATTGTGATCGAAAAAGTTTACAATCCAAGCGTTGGTAAGTACGATGTGGTAGCTACCACTGGCCCAGGCTACGCAACCAAGCGTCAAGCAGCGCTGGAAGCTATGGCTCAATTGTTGCAGGGCAACCCGCAGCTGTGGTCTGTGGCTGGCGACTTGTTCGTCAAGAACATGGATTGGCCAGGCGCGCAAGAAATGTCCGCACGTTTTAAGAAAACCATTGATCCGAAAATCTTGGCTTCTGACGACAAATCGCCTGAGCTGCAAGCTGCTGAACAGCAGATGCAGGCGATGGGCCAAGAGATGGAACAAATGCACAAGATGATCCAAAATGTCGGCAAGTCTATCGAAATGCAGGACATGAAACGCAAAGACTACGAGGCTGAGATCAAGGCTTACCAAGCTGAAACTCAACGAATTTCAGCTGTTCAAGCCAGTATGTCGCCTGAGCAAATTCAAGACATTGTTTTGGGTACAGTGCACGGCATGATCACGTCAGGTGACCTGATTGCTGAGATGCCTGGCCAAGATGTTGATGTTGGACCTGAGATGCCTAATGAAGCTCAAGAGCAACAACCTATGCCACAAGGGATGCCACAATGACCGCCGCACAACTGATTGGCTTGCTGTTTTTGGGTCGTAATGTGGCCCATTCAGTGCATTTAAACACCCGCAGCTATTCCAAGCACGTGGCCCTCAACATCTTCTATGAGCGCATCATTGGCGCTGCGGATGATTTTGCTGAAGCCTACCAAGGCCGTCATGGCTTGATTGGACCCATTGCCATCCCTGCGGCCAAGAAGACAACGAATATAATCGAGTTCTTGCAAGAACAACTTGATGAGATCGAAAAAGGTCGGTATGAAGTTGTTGACAGGACTGATATGTCGTTGCAACAATTGATCGATAACATCATCGAAGTTTATTTGCGAACTCTGTACAAACTCCGCTTTTTAGCGTAAGGAATCATCATGGCTAATTACACCCAAGCTGCCGCAACCACCCAAGTCAAAGTAGGCGCTGGCAAGCTGTTCGGCATCTTTGTGTCAGCTTCTTCAAGCGGTACATTGACTATTTATGATTCGGGCGCTGGCAGCACAAGCGACCCTAAGATTGTGGATACTTTTAGCGTGTCGGCAAGCACAACTTATCTAAACATTCCGGCTGGTTTGTATTTCAACAAGGGTCTGTACATCGTCTTGGCTGGCACTTCTGCATCGTTCACCGTCGCTTACGAATAAGGACCCGAAATGGCCAATACCAAAATCTCGCAACTGCCCTCAGCAACCACGCCCGTTGTGGGCACTGAGGTTTTGCCTATTGTGCAAAGCAGCGCGACCTCTAAAGTCTCTATTGCCAATTTGACTGCTGGCCGCGCTGTGTCTGCGTCAAGTTACGAGCCAACTGGCTCTACCGCACCTACCAATGGCATGTATTTGCCGTCAGCCAATACGCTTTCTATTTCTACAAACGGCATCCGAACAGCTACGTTTACAAACATAAATAACTTTGATGTTGGCACAAACAACCCTGCCGCTGCACAACGATTTATTCAAGCTGTAAATACGAGCTCAGACCCGTTAGCAGCTGCTAGTGTTGCGGCTAAAAGTGATGCTCAACTTCTTCAAATAACTGCAAACTCAAGCACCACTGCTGCTATCAGCGGTATTACTCAAGCAGGCAAAGCACTTCTTTACGCAGCTGGCGGAAGTGGTAGTTCTGGTTTGCAAATCTGGGATGCATCTACCACACCGCAAATTGATTTTATTCTCAGCACAAAAATCATAAGCACTTTTTCAACTGCCGGCAATCTTGACGTTGGTAGTAGTAACAGTGCAAATACTGCTCGTTTTATACGAGTAAAAAATGATAGCACTGGGTCAAGCGCTTATGCAACCACTACTGCTCAAAGTGATGTGCAAATTGCCAGTTTGCAAGCATACTCTAGCACCTATCCTGCCGTAAGTGGGATTACAGTTGCAGGTAAAGCAGTTTTTTACGCAGCTGGCGGTGCGGGTAGTTCTGGATTACAAATCTGGGATAACTCAGCAGCACCGCAGCTTGACTTTATTATTGGCACAAAAGTTGTCGGTACTTTTTCTAACGGTTTTAACCTAGACGTTGGAACAGGCAGCAACGCAAACACATCTCGCTATGTTCGTGCCGTAAACACAAACACTGGGTCAAGTGCTTTTGCGTCGGTCTACTCTCAAAGCGACACGCAGATTGCACAGTTGCAAGCGTATTCCAGCACATACCCCTCCGTAAGTGGAATTACAGTTGCAGGTAAGTCTGCCTTGTATTCTTCAGGTAGCGGCGCAGGACTTTTGGTTTGGGACAACTCTACGACACCTCAAATTGATTTTGTTGTTGGCGCAGGGGTACTCGCGGGGACAATTAACTCAAGCGGCAACTGGAACTTCAACACCAAAACAATCTCTGGTATTGGTGCATTGACGGCTAATTCGTTCATCCCCAACGGCAGCTCTGTGCCAACAAACGGTATGTATTTGCCGTCGGCCAACACCGTCAGTATTTCTACCAACAGCGCAGTTGCTGCCACGTTTACAAGCACTGGCAACTTTGACGTTGGAACTGGCAACACAACAAACACAGCTCGTTTTATACGCGCGGTAAATGCAAGCGCTGGGTCTAGTGCTTACTCAACCGTTACGGCCCAGAGTAATGTACAGCTTGCACAGTTGCAGGCTTACTCTAGTACTTACCCAGCAGCAAGTGGCATTACTTTGGCTGGCTAAGCAGTGGTTTATGCGGCTGGCACTGGCAGCACAGGCTTGACCTTTTGGGACAGCAGTGACACACCAGGCATGCAGTTTGTAGTCGGCACTACCAGCGCCGGAACGATCAACTCCAGCGCCGTGTTGACGCTTGCGAATAATCCTATCCTGACTTCTGGCACAGCAAACGGTGTTGCCTATCTCAACGGCTCTAAGCAACTGACTACGGGTACTGACCTAGTGTTTACCAGCACAGGTTTGGGTATTGGGGCGAGTTCTCCTGCTTATAAGTTGCAAGTTACTGGTACTGGTGGAACAATTAATACCAGTGTAGGAACAAATGCAACAAGTTTTAGGTTTCTGTCTGCTAACACAACTTCTGAGTGGACTTTTGGAAACAACTCTACAGGAATTCAAAACTCAGGTGATTATTTTGCTTGGAATAGACTTCCAAACGGTGGTTCTTGGTCTGAACTCATGCGCCTCGACTCCTCAGGCAACCTAGGCTTGGGTGTTACTCCTAAAGCATGGGTTGGCGCAAAAGCAGTTTCAGTTAATTCGGCTGGCTCTGTTTATGCTGACGGTCTTGTTTACGGTTGGAATACAGGGATTGCAGCTAACTGCTATCGCACAGGAAACTCAACTTGGGCGTATCAAAATGCAGGCGTTCGTGCAACTCGCATAGAAGCAAATGAAAGTAATCCATTTACTGTTTATCTTTCGGGCGTTGGAACAAACGCAAACGACCCAGTAACCTTTACCCAAGCAATGACGCTTGATGCTAATGGCGTTTTGCTGGTTGGAACAACATCTACATCTGGCGGTGCGCAAGTAACATTTAACAATCCAAATGCAGCGGCAATGAAAGTAGCGGTGACTGCATCAACTGGTACATATGCCGCATTTCAAAGTTTTGTAAACAGCACAGTAACCGTTGTAGGGACAGACAATAGTGCTGGTGGATACCTTGCATCTGGTTCATCGCCATACGCAACAGTTCTTTCAAATACAGGCGCTTATCCAATTCAGTTTGGTACTAACAACACGATTCGTGCCACTATAGACTCC